TTGCTGTCGTCGAGAGCATCGCGCTGCTTCGCCAGCAGTTGAGCCGACGTCATGGTCAACTGATCCAGTTGGCTCTGCAGATCCTTGCGCTCGTCGGCGATCTCCTGCGTCGACTTCGTGGTGTCAACGATCGCGGCATGGGTGGCCGCAAACGCCTCTTCCAGCTTCATCAACGCGGCATAGGTCTGCTGGCCGGCCGTCGTGGTCAGATCAAGTCCCGACACCACACTCGCGAACTGCTCGCGCGTCGACACCCATCCCAGGCCCATCTTGGCAAGAGAATCGCTGACGTACTTCTGGACAGGTGCAAGCTGCTGCGCCGTGGTCAGGAAGTTTTTCGCGTAATCAGCAGCTTTCGACTGCAATTCGTCGATGCCGCCCATCAGGCTGATCAAGGCCTCTCGCGCCGCGATCGACTCAATGCCGGTAGCACCGAACGTTTTGCCGATCGACTGCAAAGAGGCGTCGAGCTTGGCGTAGTCCGAAGCCACCCGCACCAATGTTTCGAGGTAGCCCTCGCCCGCCTTCTGGAACTGCTCAAGCCCGGCGACACCGAACTGCGCCATCTGGTCGCCCAACTTGGAGAACACGGCTTCCAGCGCTTTCTGCTGGTCGGCACTGCTCAAGCCCTTCAGGCTGACCTTGCCGATGTCGATCACGAAGGAGTTCAGCTTCTGAGTGAAGGCGTCGCCGCTCACACCCAGCAAGGAACCGGCTTGACTCACGCTATCCGCCAGCGACCTGACGATCGCCGTCAGCTGTGCGTTGGCCTCAGCGCTCAGGTCCTTTGTCTGAGTGTCGTTCCTGCTGTGCCGGAACCAGCCCCCTGACGTATGGATGTCGGCGTAGGTCTGACCATTCACACCCGAGGCCAGGGCCGAAGCCAAGGACTCTTTGCTCATGGTGAAACCCGAGTCGTTCAGCGATTGCTTACCCCCAAATATTGCGGTGGAGAGCTTGCCAACCCAGTTGTTGACGAACGATGGCATCAGGCTTGTGGCCAGTGGCCCAAGCGGGCCGAGTGCAGCCATCTTGACCAGCGTCGTCGCCCCGCCGTTGTTGGTGTTCAGGTTGACGCTCGGGTTGGAGACGTCGGTAGTGCGCAACAACGTACTGGCAAAGCTTGTGATGTTGGCCTGGATGCTCTGCAGTGCGGCGTTCATCGACGACAGGTAATTGATCTGGGTCGACGTGTTCGCTGCCGTCAGCTGAATCGCTCTGTTGAGAGAATCAGATTTCGCGCTCTTGTCACCCAACACGGTACCGGTGCCCTGCTCCGCCTGACGCTGCTGCGCCACGTTTTGGCCACCGCCTCCGCTGACCGCCACCCCGAAACCTGCTACGACCGCCGTCATGGCAGCGACGCCGGCGAAGCCACCCCAGCCGGATTGTGCAAAGAACTGCGCCGCCCCTGCCGCCATCGCCGGAGCAATGGATGCTAGGTTCATCGCCAGCTCCGCTGCGTGCATCACTTCTGAGGCCGTTTGCAGAGCCTTGTAGCCACGTGAGCTTTTGTCGAAGAAGCCGGCTGCGGCGCTTGCCATATCCCCGTAGCTAGCCAGCTGCTGCCTCGTGCTCTTGGCGTTGATCCCGTCGAGCTCGGCCGCGGCTTTGGCACGCTCTTTATCATTGCCCTTGCTCAAGATAGCTGCTGCTTCTCTAGCTTTGTTGTTCGCCTCCTGCTCTTGTCCGTATTTCGCCAGCAAGTTGGTCAGGTCGACCATCGATCGCGCCGCCTCGCTGAGCGAACCTTTCAGCGCGCTGCCGAATTTTTGCGCTTTGGTGGGGTCAAGGAACTTATCAAGCTCTGCTGCCGCCTTGGCGCCAGCCTCGGCGTCAGCACCTGTCGCACGCAGCCCGGCCAGCACCTGTTCCTTGCCGATTTCGGTATTCAGGTACGCCAAACGCGCCGCATACAGCTCGCGGTCTTTTCCAACCAGGATGCCCTGCAGGTCTGCCTGATTGAGCAGTGCATCGATCGCGGCGGCTTCCCTCTTCATGTCGTCGGCTGCTGCCAACGCCTGCGCCTGGCGCGCCTGTTCGATCTGCTCTTTGGTCTTGCCGATTTCGGCGTTGTGCTCCTTCTGTTTGGCAATCTGATCGTCCAACGATTTCACCTGCGCGTCGCCCGCATCGGTGATGGCCTTCATCATCGCATCGAAGGCCTTCTTGCCGTCGATGTCGTACGTGGCCGCGCCGTTCGCCTCGATCTGCTTACGCTCTTCCTGCAGGTATTTGACCTTATCCAGATGCGCCTGCCGCTCCGTGTCAGTGAGTCCGGCGACGTTTGCCATGCGCATCTCGAACGACTGCTTCTCCATATTCACGTCGAGAGCATTGTTCGTCATTTGCATGTCGAATTGCTCTTTCGAGATGGCGCCCAGTTTCAGCTGGTTGTTGATGTCGTCCGCAAGCCCCTTCAGCTTCAGGAGTGCCAACTGGTCAGCGTCCGTGATTTGCTGCTGGGTCAGTTGGCGCCCTTCTGCACCGATGGAACGATACGCTGCTGCGATCTGGTCATTGATCCTGCGGATCGCGTCTGCCTGCACGCCGGCTTGCGACGGGTCCGTTGGCTTCAGCTTCTCGATCAGCGTACGCTGGTCCTTGAGCACCTGGATGTGGTACTCCGTCGAGCTCGACTTCGCCGCATCCCACGCACTTTTCTGCAACGCGATGGCGGCCGCGGCCTGCTTTTCCGCTTCGGTCTGCTGCACTGTTTGTGGCGGCGTCATTGCGGCAAGCTTTTTCTTGAGCTCTTGCATGTACGGGCTCGCGTCGGTGTAGCCGTCCTCGATGAGGATGGCGATCTGACGGCGGATGCCGGCCGGGTCGTCCTTGCCGAGCGCCTTGGCGTCCTCCCACATCCGGGTGATCGCGCCGCGCACGTCGTTGTAGGCCCTCGTCAGCGTGCCGAGATTTTCCACCTGCTTTGGAATATGGCTGCTGGCGGCCTGGGCCAGCTCGTCCTGGGCTTTCTGGACTTCACCAGTGCGCTGTAGTGCGGCGATGTGCTCGATCTGAGCCACGGTCAAAAAGTGCATCGTGCTGTTCAACGTCTCCGCGCCCTTGGCCGGGTCTTCGAACAGTGCAATCAGCTTTGGCGCGATCTTGTCGATATCCTCGCCCGTGGCGGCTGTATAGTCCGCCGCCATGTTGGCGATCTTGCCGATCGCGTCACCTCCGATTTTTCCAGAGCTGACCAGTGCGGTCACGATCTCAGCCGCGGTGCCGACGGTCACCTGATTTGTCTTGGCCATCGATACTGCCAGCCGCTCCATCTGATCGCGGGTCAGGCCGGCGTAGTTGCTGGTGACGGCGAGCGCGTTGTTCATCGCCACCATTTCGCTGTGGCCGGCTGCAATCGCTACGACACCAGCGAGGACACTACCGGCCAGTGCGGCGAACCCGATCGTTGCCGGATTGAGCAGCGCGGTGGTCAGGCTCATGCGCTCAGCCAGCACCAAGAAGCTGCCCGGCATGCGCGAAAAGTTGCCGGAAATTGCCTCGTGCCCGAGCACGATCAGTTCGCGCGTGGCGCCCGCGGTGGCGAACGCGCTTTTCTTCGCCCCCTCCTCTGCCTGGCCAAAGCCATCGACGCCAGCCTTCTGCATCAGCTTGGACGTCTTCTCGATCTCCGCCTCCAGGCCCTGGAATGCCTTCATGGCGGCCGGGTCGACGCTGTTGCCCATTTCCTTGCGCAGCGTGGCGAGATCCGACTGCAGCGCACGCAACTTCGTCCCGAGCGGGTCGTATTGCGCCAGGATCTTCTGCGTCTGCGCCGACAGTTCGCCGGTACCGGAGGAAGCCGACTTCATGGACGCAGCGACACCAGCCATGTTCACGGCCTGCAGGCGCTGCGACTCGGCCCAGCTGCGGCTCGCTGCTGCACCTGCGTTCTGCACCACGGTGAGGCCGCGCGCGGCCGCGGTAGCCTCATCCACCGCGCCCATTTGGGCCAGCGATGCCGCCACCATGTCACGGATGCGTTCGGTAGCCGAAGCCTCGGCCGTTGCGAGGGCGTGAGCCTCGGCGCCCAAACCGGCCTGTGCATCCTTCAGGTTGTTCAGGCGCCCGATCAGTGCAGCGACCTCCTCGCCAACGCCGTTCATGTTCGCCTTGTGCTGCATGAGCTCCTGGCTGGACATGCCAAAGGTGGCGATCTCGTCCCGCAGTTGCTTCACGAGGCGCTCGCCGGCCGCCGTGGCCTGGTCGCTTTCCGCGACGACGCCGGCCCAGGCGTTGACCATCGACTGGGAGGTGGTCGCGACGGCTGCGGACGCGTCTGCGAGATCGCTCTTGAGCTGTCCAGTGCTGGCGCTCAGGTTGATGACCAGACCGCCGACTGTAACCGCGCCTGTAGGCATAGAAAACTCCTTGGTGATTCAACGATTCATGACTTCCAGGGCGGTCGCGGCCATCAGCTTCAGGCCCCGAAACACCTCCGGCCGCTGCTTTCGATGGACACCGAGGCCTTCGTACACGACGGGCAACGCGGTTAGGTCAAGCCCGGCCCGGCGCGGCTCCATGCCACCCGTCCAGCGCCATTGATCGCTCATGGCCAGGAAGACCTCGACGATTTGCCAGTTCTCTGGCCAGACCTCGAAGTCCTCGACGTCCTCGTCGCCGGCCCATTTCGGCGGGGCCGCTTCTGCCAGCCCCATCAAGGCCAGGTCGTCCTCCACCCCTGGCCCCTCTGGCTTGCCGCCGCGCGCCCAGAACGCGGCGGCATCCGTCAGTTTTTTACGCGGCTGCCCGTCGAAATCTCGCCGAGAGCCGTATTGATTGCGCGCAGGACGCTCAGACCGTGCACGCCGCGCGCAGCAGCGAGCAGCGAGTCGCGGTTGAAGTCGATGGGCGTCCTGTTTTCGTCGCAGACGTTTTTCCAGCCGATCATCACCTTCAGGATGTTGTCGACCGCGCGCTCCTTCCAAGCCTGATCGAGCTCGGTGTCGTCACCACTCGGGGCTGCCTGCTTCCCGGATTCGGCCAGCGCATCGCGCTCGTCGTCATCCAGCAGCTTGAACGTGCCGGTGAATTCGAATTTGTTGATCTTGCCGCCGTCAGCGGCGACCTCGACCTTGACCGGCCAATTGATGGTTTGATCTTTCGAGGTGGCGATGATGAACATGGTCTTTCCCTTTTCGCGTGGATAAAAAATTGCCCGTGCCCGCCGCCGCGCCCACGCGAAGGGCGACGGCGGCCGGCCGGTGCTCGGTTGTGGCTTGCGCCAGTTGGATTACAGGAAGGTGAGCGTCAGCTCGTCGTTGCCAGTGCCGGGTACCAGCACCAAGTTGGCCTGGATCATGGCGATGCCGTCCTTGTCGGAGTAGTTCGGCTGCGTGATCTGGGTGTTCGGTGCCGCGATCTGGACCTTGTTACCAGCCGCCGTGCCGTGCGTGATCGCCAACGGACCGGTCGCAGCATTGCGCGCGGCGGTCCACCAGTCCTTGGTCCCGACGGTGGTTGCCTCGAAGGTGATCGAGCCGGCCGGCTTGCGGTCGGTGATCAGCACTTGTTCAGAGCCGCCCACCAGCGAACGGAACACGACCGAGTTCGCCAGATCAAGCGACAGGTCCGACAGCACCAGGCCGCTGAAGCCCTGCAGGCTCAGACCCGTGGTATTCACGTTGTTCACGACCAGCGGCTGCTGGAAAGCGCTAAACACCGTGCCCGGCGCCGTGGCGTCGACGACCGGCGAGTACAGGCCTTGGAACGCGAATTTCAGGGTTGGAATGCCCTGCGCGGAGAACGCCATCGAAACGCTACCGCGCGAGCCGGTCATCTTGTGCAGCACGCCGTCCAGGTTGAAGTAGTTCGTCACGGATTCGAACGCACTCGACACCGGCGCGTACGTCACGCTGACGCCGGCCGAAATGGTCTCGGACAGGCCGCAGCCGCGCAGCAGCGGACCGAACGCGGGCGCCGCGCCCGCGGTGCCGGAGCCGGCCAGTTCGACTTCGAGCTCGAGCTTGCCGTAGACGGCGCCCGCCAGGTTCTGCGAGTTGCCCATGTACGGGCGCACCAAATCGCGAGCCACGAGCGTGGTCTCCATCGGCGTGACGGTGACGGACTTGACGAGGATCGCGTTGGCAGCGCCGGTCGGTACCGGGTCGGTACCGTAGGTGGTTTCGATCTTGGAAAGGATGGTACGTTTGCGGTTCAACAGGGACATGGTTACTCCGTGGTCGTCGGTTCAGCCGGGTTTGCCGGCGAAAAAAAACCGGCCTGGGCCGGTTGCTCTTGCGGGATGACCTCATTCAAGGTCGGCGGATCGGCTAGCACCGGGCCTTCACCCCGCTCACGCGTGCGCTCAATCAGCTTGCGCTGACCGTCCCCGTCGATCAGGTAACTGCCACCTTGGCCGTCGTAGTCGTCGTTCATGCCTCTCCTTCCAGTGTTCGATATTTCAAGTTGTAGGTGGCCTGGGTGATGCCCAAGGCGGGATTGTCGTTGTCGATGCTGCGATGGATCGGGCCTGCCGACAGATCAATGACCACGCCGCCCAGCGTTCGGTCGGCGTACAGTGCTGCATGTGCGGCTTCGCGCGCCGGCTCCGGCGCCATCTTCGGCTCCGGGCCGTCCGCGGCGATGATGACCTGCACGGCCAGGTTCCAGTAGGTGAACCCGATGCTCGACACGGGATCCGGATGCTCATCGCCGGCATCGAGGACAATGACTGGGTAGTCCTCGAAGCTGTACGGCGCGTCGGTATCGTCTCGGACGCTCAAGCCCGCGACGTTGGCACCGGTAGCCGCAAGTACGGCTTTCATCGCGGTGATGATTTGTTCTGTCTTGGTCACGGGTCCTCGCGGTAGTGGAGCGTAAAGGTCATGTGGTTGAAACAGATTCCGGTTTGCGGATCCTGCAGGTCGATATCGCTCTCGTAGAAGCAATCCTTGACGATGACGCTGCCGACGCCGAGGTTACGTTTGCGCTCCAACGCCTTGCGGGCCAGCTTCGAAATCCGAACGGTGTCGGCGCGCGACTTCGCCCAGGTCGTGACCTGAAAGGATGCCCGCTGCAGGCCGGGATTACTGACCGCACCGCGCACGCCGCGACCGCCCAGCTTCTGGAACGTGACCGATGGGTAGATCGGTGGATCGTCCAACTCGTCGGGGAAGATGCGTTCGCTCACTGCCGTACTCAGATCGATCGAGGCCATCAGCAGGCCTAGGATTGCGTCATGTCCGCTCACACGACCTCCGGCAATTTCTCGTTGATGGTCTGCACCAGCATGTCGACCGCTTCCTGGGCTTTACCTTCAATGGCCGGCTGCATGAACGGATGCGCAGGGGTATTGCTCGTGGACGCGGCGCGTGCCTCGGCCTTCGCGCGTCGGCCGCCGCGGAGCGCCTCGCCCGCCTTGCGGTTGATATGCCCCCTCTCGACCCACAAAGCGTAGAACGCTGCATCGGTTCCGAATTTCTTTGTCTGCGCAGCTGTCAAGTCGCCGGCCACCACGTTGAACACAACGCGCGTGGGAGTGCCGCGGCGCTGGGTCACGCGAATCGACGCCTTCAGCGCGCCTGTAATCTCGTTTGGACCGACGGCACCGTCGAAGTTCGCGCGCGCCTGATTGCGAACGACATTCGCTGCCTGGCGCAGGCCAGAGCGCAGAACGTTCTTGACCAGCTTGTCGCTGATACCTCCCAGACGCGTCTGCAGGTCGGCCAAGCCCTCGATCTTGAGTTCAGCCATCGGAAAGCCCTTTCGTACACATCAGAACGACCCAGTGGAGGTCCGGCTCGAGCACGGCAACGATGTCGTAGGCCACGCTGCCGTAAAGGACGCGCATGCTCGGCAAAGGACGGACGTCTGGGCGACGACGAAGCGTGATTTCGGTATGCACTGCGTTTTGTTTGCCGCCGGCCGCGACGAACTGGCGGCCGCTGATGTCACGAATCCTCGCCCAACTCGTGCCCACGCCACCAAGGACATTTACCCATGCGTCGATGGGCTTATTGAGTTCGTCGCGGGCTGTCGACTTCTGCTGCAGCGTGACACGCCGGTCAAGGGCGAACGGCTTATCGACCACCAGCGGGCCGCTCATTGGTACACCTTCAGGTCATCCAAAAGCCGGCTCAGGAAGTTCGATTTGACGGTGTCCTTGAACTCCTTGACGAGCGGGTCCCACTGCTCAGCCAGCCGCGCCAGGATGTACACCCGGGCGGTCGGCGGGACAGTCGTGGCATCCGGCCCGTAGCCGGCCGTGTAGTCGACAGTCACGGCATTTATCCGCGCAAATGTCGCGGGCCACGCCTTGCCGCTTGCAGGCACAACATAACCGGGCTCGGTTACCTTGTCCGTGTAGTAATCGTCCGGGCTGAGCGTTTGGTCCTGCCCGTTGATGTCGACGAATTTTATGCTCTCGATGCTATACGTCGGGGAACTCAATCGGATCGCATCCGGGAACGCGTCCAGCGTCACCCGCATTGGTCGATTCACGAAAGCACGTCCCGTCGAATGCTCGGCCTCCGCGGTAATGCCTGCGACCCAAATGGCGAGCTGCGAATCGAGCGCGGTGTCGTCCTGGTCGATCTTGAGCGTGTCCTTGGCGTCGGCCAGCGTCACCGCCATCACGGCCGGTGGGGAAACCTGTCGAGTGGTCATCGTTGATTGCTCTGCTTGGCGAGGGGACGCGTGCCGCTTTGCTGTGGACCGGTGGCGTCCGGAGCCCGCGCGTATTGAATCGGCTCGGCGCGCTCGCCGGCCTTCCCTTCAGCGCGACTTACCTCACTCGGCACTGTTGGGAGTTTCGATGCATCGATCATCAGTGGTCCTCCAGGTTGAACCAGATCGTGCGGTCGAACCGTTCGCTGTTCGCGCACGTCATCCGGAAGGTGACGCACGGATCCTTTGCGAAGGCGAGGACCTCGACCTTGGCGACCATCAACGAATTCTGCGCATC